TAAAATTCTTATATTTTTTATTTAGTAGAAAAATAATAATTTTCACTCTATAGTAGAAAAATTTTTTACTTTCTTAAACCGAATTGTGTTATTAAATTTCTCATTCATATGTTCTTTGTGAGATATAATAACAATGTTATTGTCTTTGGCTATATCTCTAATGATATTCATAAGATAATCTGTAGCGTTCTGATCAAGAGAAGAATCGAATACTTCGTCCATGATCAACAGATTGGTGCTTACAGAATTACGAAGCTTGGCTATGGCTCTCCAAGTAAACAGTAATGCTAGATCGATCTTCTGTTTCTCACCTTCAGAGAAGGAAGCGTAAGTAAAATTATCTCTATAACGAGACTTGATTGTTTCGTTAAAATTTTCATCAAGCTCAAAAGAAACAAAGAAGTCCATTGAAGAAAGATACTTATTGATTAGTTTATTGATAACAGGAATATATTGTCTAATAATTTTAGACTTGATACCTGTATCCTTCAATAAGATAGTTGCAGCAGCCAATACATCTTTTTCTTCACTTAATTGATTATACTTAGTTTCTAGAACTTCTAATTCTTTTTCATAATCTATGATCTTAACATCAACAACATCATTCTTGTTTTTTAGGTTTTCTATTTCATTTTTTAATTGTTCAATGTATTTTAATAGAGATGTGGTTGTAGTTCTATATTCAACCCTTTCCATCTCATATTTTTGAATATCACTATTCATATTCATAATTTGTTTTAGACGATTATTAGCAGTGTCATATTCAACTGATAATAACTTCAAACCTTCTTCAGTTTCTTTAATCTGAGAAGTTTTTTCTTCAATCGTTTTGTCTCTAAAACTTTGTTCAATGTGTTGCTTACATGTAGGACAATTTTCGTGATTATTAAAAAAGTCTACATCTTGATTTAAGATAGCCATCTTGGCTTCTATTTGATGTCTTAGTTTAGATAGCTTTTCTAGCTTCTTAGATACGCTTTCGTTATCACCTATTTGACTACGACAATTTTCTATCTGCTCATCTATCTTTTTCATTTTACCAGATAGTTCTTTTATCTTTTTATCAGTTTCTTTTATAATCTTTTCTTTTTCTACAGCCAATTTATTATTATTGTTTTGCAATTCTTGCAAATGATTTTTAGTAAGTTCAATCTTGGAGTTTACTAATTTTTTATTGCTGGTAACTTCGTAAATGTTCTCGCTATTTGTAAGAACTTTATCTTTTAAAATAGAATTCATTACAGTAAAAATTTGCAGATCTAAAAGATCTTCAATAATCTCTCGGCGCTGACCAGATGATAGCTGCATAAACGGTTGGAACGTAGCCGAACCTAATACAACTACTTGACTAAACGACTTTTGATTTACTTTGATGATTTGCTTTTCGAGCAGTTCTTGATAATCTTTCATTTCAGCGTTCTGATTTAAAAGATTACCATTCAGATATACTTCGAAAACCGATGGCTTTATGCCACGAACAATCTTGTATTCCTTAGATCCTATAGAAAACTCTATCTCTACCACACAGTTTTTTTGCGTGATAGAGTTTACAAGCTGAGGCTTGTTTATTTTTCGGAAAGGTTTACCAAAAAGACCAAAGGTTAACGCATCAAGAATGGTTGACTTACCAGCCCCATTCTGCCCAACAATAAGAGTAGTATCTTTACTGGCTAGATCTATCTCTGTGAATACGTTACCGGTCGAAAGAAAATTCTTCCATCGTAGTTTCTTAAAATAAATCATTCAACTGTCAATGCCTCATTATATAATTCAACAATTTTATTTTCTAATTTAGTCTTATCAACGCCTTTAACTTCAGCGCCAGTAATATACTTTTTGAAAATATCAATTGTAGATTCAGCCTCATCAATAATCTCATCATCATCTTCGAGATTCAGATTAAGATGGTCCTCTACTATTTGGATATCGATAGGATTTTGTTTTTCTATGTTCTCAATAAATTTTTCGAACCAATAAGGGTTATTCTTTTCAGTAATAATAATTTTAATTATCTTATTAGCAAACTGTGTGTAATCAATATTACTATCAACAAACTTTGGATCACCATCATTATACCAAAACTTATGAAACATCTTATAAGGATTTTCGATAAATTTTATTTCTCTCGTTTCTGTGTCAAAGATATGAAACCCTCGAGGATCATTATAATCAGACCAAGTATACTCTGCAGGAGAACCGAGATAATAAATATTACCACGGTTTGAACGATGATGAAAATGCCCAGAGCAGACAACATCAAAACGTCCAAACAAACTTGGATCGTCTCCGTGTGAAACAATTGATCCTTTAAACATTTCAAACCCTTGAAGTTCAAGATGTCCGAAAGCAATTTGCGCATCTGTATTCCTTATTAAGGTGAAGGAATGTTCTCGATTATCATCGCAAATCCAAGGAATTAACAGAATCTTAGTATCACCGAACATTACTTCGGTTGTTTTATCATATATATTTATTTCATACTTTCTAAAAAGTTCGTTGAAAGAAGAGACTTCATTGGTATTCTTATGATACGTGTCATGATTACCTAGACACTGATGCCATTCTATACCACGAGAAATAGCAGGCTCAATTAGATCTTTCCGTAAACGATAAGCAGTATTAATGTTAATATACTTACGACGATCAACAATATCCCCACAATGAACGATAGTACGAATATTGTTGTCGTCGAGGTATTTAAAAAACACATCATCGTAAAATCTCTTCATATAATCATGAAATGCAAGGGAGTCATTTCTAACTCCTGCATGACTATCGGTTAAAAGTGCGATTTTCATTCTTTGAATTTGCCTTTACAACAGCAGCTGTAACATAATCTCGAATAGCATCTAGACGCATCAAAAGATTCATTCTTTCGTTTTCTTTAATATTCTTATCGTTTAATCTATTAACAATATCTTGGATGTTAACAGGTACAAGATGATCATTCTTCATTCTCTTCTACCTCCTCTTCTAATTCAGAAAAAATCTCTACTCCGGTAAGTTTACTCTGTTTTTTAGTTTTAGTCAACTTATCTTCAAACGAGCGAACAATGTCGGAAGAGTAATCATTAGATTTTAAATGTGTAGCGTGATTAGAGTCTTCTATTATTTCGCTGAACAAATGAGAGTTCTCGAAATTTTTATGTTTGATATAAGTCTGTTTCTTTTCTTTTTGTATTCTTCTTAAAAAAGCATTCCATGCAATCTGCGTAAAATAAGCGAAGGGATTATTCGTTTTATCCGGGTTAAAGTTATCGACTGCTGCAATGCAGTCCATAATACCGTCGCTAATCATATCTTGTTTATATGTATATCCTGAGAAGTTTGGTTTCTTAGCAAGGTTATTACAAATTAAAAGAATAGACTCACCAATATATTTTGGAACGATAGGTTTTTCTTGACCTTTACTCAATGCATCTTTTAAATCGTTTTTGTAATGGATCATTGCTCCATAAAGAGTTTTGTTGTTGATATAATTTACTTTTCTTTTTGGTTTCTTTTCTTCCATAATATATCCCTTGACTTTTTTCGCAGCACGAGTATAATCACTAGTGCCCCAGTTGAAATTAATATTCTAAATTCACTTTATAGATTTTATATTCAAACTTCTCTTCGTTATATATCTTAACTCTTTCCATGAAGTGTAACAATGTATAATTCTTCTTTGATTTCCAACTCAAGTCGTCGGCGATGTCATAAAGTGTCGAAGAAGTTTTAGTGTTCGATTTACGTAGCCCTCGACCAATTGACTGAAGGTTTCTAATTCTTGACTTGGAAGGAGAAGCAAATATAATATTATGAAGGTTCTTAATATTGACTCCGGTACTAAAAGTGCCAAAAGAAGCCACAATAATCGAATTATTTTCATTCTCAACAACCTTTCTTATTTCTTCTCTTTGTTCTCCAGAAACTTCTCCGGAAACCCAGTATACTGATCGATCGTTATTCTGTAGCATATTTGCTAGATGAATACCATGCTTCTCAACGAATTGGTATAATATCAAAGTATTACCTTCAAGAGAAAGAGCAAGGTTCTTAATGAATTTGTTTCTTGCTTCTAACTTGACCAGATAATCCATTTCTGCTTGATAATCATTGGCTCGAGCAATCATCTTTTTAGCTTCATCCGGATGATTTAATACTATCGCTTTGATTCTAAAATCAGCAAGGTGCTTTTGATCAATCAACTCCTTTGTTGATATTACTTTTCTGACGGCTCCAAAGAGTCCTTCAAGAACGAGCTTGTGGGTTTGAGTACCATCCAATGTTCCGGTAAATCCAAAACGGTAACGTGCAGCGGGTATCTTAGTAAGTATAGAAGTAAGAGATTTTGCTTTGAAGAGATGAGCTTCGTCTCCGATGACAACATCAAAGTTGTCAAAGAATTTGCTAGGTAGTTTGTATATGCTTTGCCAAGTTGTGATTGTGATTGGTTTTGTTGATCCCTTATCCTGTCCAGCGAACACACGATGAACAAAAGTATCGGAGTCAAAACCATAGTCAGCAAAATCACTGGCAAGCTGGCTAACAAGAGAAGTAGTTGGTACAATAATAAGAGTGCGTTTTGCATAATACCTCACAAGTAGATAGATAATAAATGATTTACCAGATGCAGTTGGTGATAACAAAAGAGCTCTACGTTCTCTAACTGCATGAACGAATGCATCAATTTGATAGTCTCTAGGTTCCATTGTTGGTTTTAATTTAGCAATGAAATCTTTTGCTTCCTTTACAGAAAAATTTTCTGCAGAGAAATCTGTTAGATACTCTAATTCGTATTCTCTTGATTTACAGAATTCTTCTACGTATTTCGTAAGGCCAGCATATAAAAGCCCAGTCATTACATTAAGGAGTCTTATTTTACCATCCCAGAACTTAGATCGATAAGCAGGCATGAAGCTGGCGCCAGGAACAGTGAATGTAAAAAATTCACTCATTTCCATCATGATGCTGGGTTCGGCTTTGATCTTTACATATATTTCGTCGAACTTTTCAATCTGAACTTTATCCATTATGCTCCCATGGTGAACTTCTGCCAATCAATAGCATTACGAATAATAAAATTTCTATTCATAACAGTTTTAATGATTGAATCTAACAGTTCTATCTTTTCTTGTTGATAACCAATTTTAAGAGATTGATTTATTATTTCCTGATCAGAATCCAAATACATAGGAATATCGCTTTTGAGGATCATACCTTTAGGCGGAAGCTTCCAACCTCTATCTTTAGTTTCTTCGTTTGGACCCTGAGTTAAAAATTCATACTTATCAAGCTTGAGTTGTTTCATCTCTGACTCTTGCTTACGCAGAATCATTTTTTCCTTGACATAAATTTGATAATATTTATGATGGAGTTTAGGGATTTTAAGGGCTTCTTCGCCTAGCTCTGTTTTGTCAATCTGAGAATCGACGTTCCAATTTTCTAAAATTTCATCAATAGTCATAGATCACCTTTTTCAATTAATATTATATTATATAATACTTTTCGAAAAAAGTAAAGTTAAATCTTCTCTATATTATACAAAGTATATTTGAAAGTTGCTGAAGCTTCAACATAATTGACATCTTCATCGGTTGTTCCAAAGGTTAAACCAGACAGAGATATAGGATGAGCATCTGTATATACTACTTCGTAGTTTGCTGCTTTTGTAGATGAAAGAATCATTACAGAAATATCAGAATATATACCATCGCCAGTCCATGATTTCTTTTGTTCTATTTCTCTATACTGATCAAAGTTATCTGGCTTACCAAGAGCCTTAATCCAGTTATGAATTTCTAGATAGTTTTTAAGGTCTTCATCAACTTTGAACGTAATTTGTAATTCAGAATAATCTATGTGATCGCCAGGGACTGGATACTTTACAAATGGTGTAGGGACGTTTGGTGCTGCTAAAGATATTTGAGGAACATTAATTTTCTGTATAAAAAAGTTGACATGTGGCGCCTTCTTAATTGTGAACTTGAAATTAAGAGGACTAAGAAAGTTTTTGTTTATAGGTGTGTTATCTATAGCAGTCATATCAACTCCTTTTCATACTATTTATATGAAAAAAGGGGCGACCGAAGCCGCCCCAGTTTCTAGATATCGGATCTTCGTCCGAAACCAAATTACATAAGGTTATTAACAATAACTCTACGATAGTACTTGTTAGTGTTGATAGTAAGAGCACCAAGACCCTGAGTAAGACCCTGAGCGAATGGGTTTGCTACCATGCCGTAACGAGTCTTAAAGCCGATCTTTGGCTGGAAGCTTGACTGATCAACTGCACGAACCATCTGTAGTGGAACGTATGGGCAATAGAATAGACCAGCGTCGAAAGCTGATGAACCCTTATAGCCAACAGTTAGATAGTTACCGCCTAGAGCGTATGGATCGATATAAACACGTAGACGACCATTTAGGATACCAGCGAAGGTATTGCCTGTATCGTCAACCTGTAGGTTGTTTGAGTTAAGAGCAGGAGCGTAGTCAAGAACACCAGCCATCTGTAGTGCAGAAGCAACGTCTGAAGAACAGATAACGATGTTACCCTTACCACGACGAGTCTGCTTGGCGATCTGGTTAGCTTCACGCTCTAGCTGGAACATTAGACCCTTGAACTTTTCAACTGACCAACGA